TCATTTGCGGTGATGGTGACGTTTGAAGAGCTCTTTTTGCTTGATGTACTCAACGAGTATTGGAACTGCGATGATTAGCATCATTTGGATTAGCCATTTCATATCTTCCTTGTTCATTTTGACCACCTCCCTTCCTTAATTCTGTATTTATTATACACCTTATTCGATGTAATGTCAAGCAAGGAAAATCTATTTTATTCGATTTTATCGCACTTTTCAGCATTTTTACAAAATAAAAAAAGACGTCTTGATTTAACAATGTGCTAAATCAAGACGTCTTTTTTTATTGCTTCGCGGCTTATTTTCTAAGCCTCAATCCTTTTCACGAAATCGCTGCACTCTTTCATTTTCCCATGTTTGACTAGCCGGGCGAATGCCTGAATCACCGCCCACTCTTCGTCATATGCACGCAGCTGATGTTGTTTTCTTACGCCTTCGGCTTTCTTGGGTCTTCCTGTTTGATTGGGGCGTTTCCCGCCCCAGCCATTCTTTTCCATTCTTCCTCCTTAGAGCATTAAAACTAAAAATGTTACTTTAACCACTCAGCAACGTTCAGGATCGTCGCAATAATTACTAAAACCATGCAAGTCGTGGTGTAGTTACTAGCCCACCATGCGATGGCAGCGCAGATAAAAAATACAGCTAATAATATTTTTGTTTTCATTTTCGTTATATGGTATGATATCAGGGAAGGGTATCGGGGATTTCTCCCCGTCTTCCCTTTGGTTCTATTTGCGATTCAACTGCTTAACTTTAATCAGTATCGATAATACTTTTTCGATGCCAGTCAGTATTGCGACTACAGACCCAATGATTAAAGCTATCAGCTGAATCGCTTCTTTAATATCATCCATCATTTCACCTCCTTTAACTGTATATATTATATTATTTATCTTGCTTTTCGTCAATGCAATTTCCCGAATTTCTTTGATTTTATCGCACTTTTCAGCATTTTTGCAAAATAAAAAAGACGCCTTGATTTAACAATGTGCTAAATCAAGACGTCTTTTTTATTGCTTTGCGGTTTCCTCTGCCGCTTTTAGCGCAGCGAGCTCGCGCATCGAAAGCGCCCAGCGCTGTGACTTTTCTTTCTGTGCCTTGCGTACTGCCTCCTGTGCCTTGCGTACTGCCTCTTCGGGTACAATGTAGCCGCCGCCAAAAATACTTTTCCCTACTTCGCGCTGGACGTCCATGCCGCGAACAAATACGCCAATGTCTTCGCGGTATTCGATTCCGTATTTGGAAAACAACGCCACGGCGTTCGATGTCAGTACGTTATCTGGATACGTGTATACCGGCTTTGGCGATCCTTTCTCAGCCTTGATGTTTGCAGCATTCGCTTCATCAAGTATGCGGTACAGATCGGGCGCGCTTCGAATCAGTGGGCCTTTAGATGCTACAAAACTAGTGCTTACTTTAGCGCCGTTGTCGTATGTAACCGTCACCCCGACGCAAATATGGCTATGCGCCGCTCGGATACCGAGACACGTGAGGTGCGGCGCAAACAAGAAATAGTCGATGTTATGTTCCTCGTAGAACCTCACGATTTTCGAAATGATGGAAAATGGCGGATTGTCGATAACTACGCAATCTGCTGGATAGTCGAAATTTTCAAAGTCGCCGCCCGGCCAAAATGGACGGACTATCGTCCGGCCACCCCAATCCATTTCTTTGATTGCCCAGTCCTTCACGGCCTCATAAATTGCGCCCGGCGTATAACAGTCATCTGTGGTCTTCTTTGGTTTGAACTTGTCGACAAATTCTTCATAAGTATTAGATTTTGGCATATGCCTCTCCTATTTCTTAATCCATGCATACAAAAGCCCGCCGGAAATCGCAATCCACAAATTGCGCTGGCGGGTCTTTACTCTAATTTTCTGCTTCGCCTCGTCCTCTAATTGCTTCAAGGATTGATTGACTCTCTCTAATGATTTCTGCGTCTGAGCGTTCAAGCTCTTGGACGCGGTCAGCTCTTTCTGCACTGTCTCTAATTGCCGATTGGCTTCTGTCAGCTGCATTTTCTGCTCGGTCAAGAGCTGCTGCTTGGTCTCGTTGTTCTTCGCCAGCTGATTCAAATCCTGCTCGAGTGTCGTCAGCTCGCTTTCCGATATCTGATACATCTCCTCGGCCTGCGAGGAAGTACCAGCAGCTAGCCAGAGCAAGCACCCCAGCCAGCAGATACACAATCTTTTTATTGATTTGCACAATACAATCACCTCATCAGTACCATTCGCTCATGTCGTAATTCTGCCCGTCGATGCTATAGCAATCGGTCCACTGCCAGCCCGCGAGAATGTTGCCCGGGTAGCTGTCGTGGAAGCCGCACTCGCTCGTCCCATACTGAGCGCACCAGTACGGCACATAGTCGGCCAGATCATTAACATTGATGCAGTCTGTCAATGTTGAGAGGCTGGCATAGACTCCGGCACTGTAGCCAGCAGCATTGCATGCGGAAATAAAGGCACTACAGATGGCGGTCACATCTTCCCTATCCTGCCCAATTACCTCGGGAGCTTCCACGTCAAACCAAATCCCCAAAGGCGGTGCTCCATATCCCAGCGCATTTAAAGCCTCAATCACTCTATCAGCTTCTTCCTCTGCCCGTGCTGTTGTTTGTGCATGAGTGTAGCAGTATACTCCCCATGGCAATCCTCTAGCCTCTGCGCCTGCGATATGCTTACCGTGCAAGCTACTGAGTGTTCTGCCTTCGGAAATCTTCACAATCGCACCACAGACTCCTGCGGCAATGAGATGAGACCAGTTGATGTGGTCATTCCAATCACTTAAATCAGTTACAAGCATACTGTGTCCTCCTATTTTCTGCTGTCATAGCCGCCCTGCACGCTGTTGTACTTGCTATTGATAAATTTATTTACAAGCTGCGTAGCTCCACCGCCACCACCTGTCAGACTTGCAAAGGTGTCATAATTCTGCCAATACTGATGAGCTAGAACCAGATAAAAGCTCACTCCTAAAAATGCCAATACGAAAATGGCAGAAATCAATCTGGTATAGGACAGTTCTCCATTCTCGTAAAACAGCATTCTTGCCCATTCTCTAATTCTTTTCATCGCTATCACTCCCTTATATGGTCAAGGCGGTCCAAAATATGACTGATACGGTCTTTATTGATTCGATGTGCTTCTTCTAGCTTAGAAACCCGAACGTCAAGAGAGCGGCGATCTGCAGCACTCCGTTCGAGCTCTTTTTTTAGCTCTGTCAGCACATTGCTGTTGACATCAATCGCTTTCTGCAACGGCCGAATGACAATGTAGCTAAACGCTCCGCTGAGCGTTGTTGCAATAGCCAAAACCGCTGCAATACTGTCTAGAGCTGACATATTCAGGCTCCTTTCCCTTCACTCTGCTTTTCTTCGTCTTCTTTTTCAGCTTCTGCCATCGCATCGATAATTGCGTTATGTGGGCAATCATCCCACGGGCAAGGGACGGCTTCTCCGTCATAGGCTCAGACAAATAGCCGTAGGACAGCGCGATAAACTTGGCGAATAAATCCACGCACACAATGCAGGCGAACGCGGTAAAGAGTTCGAGGTGTCGCTCCAGCGCCAGAAATACGATGCCCGAAGCCGTCTTGTATGGCCAGCCAATATATAGCCCGTCAAACACTTTTCCTACCCAGATACTGATCTCATTCAGATTCATTGGCTTTCACCTTGTTACCCTCTTTCACTTCCGCCTTTTCAACAAGCGGCTTGCTTCTCACGCATTTTGGATTTGTGCAAAGCCCAGTCTTGTTATCCATCTTGCGATGGCAAAGGAAACATCTTTCCATTTAAATCGCTCCTCTCTTTTCTGTGTATTCTGCAACCAGTTCTTCTCTTTCAGCTTTGAGGTCATTGTAGTAGTCCTCATCTTCTACGGCTTTTGCTTTCGCCATTTCTGTTTCGATATCACCGATTTTTCTAGCATATTCAGAATCAAGAGCTGCGAGTGCTGTCTCGCGCTTCTCATCCTCTGTTGGTTCCGGCCTAGCCTGATATTCCCCATCTTTATACAGCAAATCTCCCTGAAGTGCTTTGTTATAGGTCAAAGCGTCTTGCACGACATGGATTTTATCCGGATATTCTGCCTCCGCTTTGGCTTGCAATTCTTCCACCGTGTCACCATGTACACCGGTCACATAAGAGGTTACTCTTTCACCCGTTGCGTCATAGATAGACAAATAGGTGAGTGTGGGGTTAGCGGTTGAAACTTCCATCTCACTATCTCCTTCCATTAAAATAACCTCCATCAATATGATTAGAGGTCTAAAAAATGAAAAATCCAATATCCCTACACAAAACTTTCTAGGGTTTTCTCTCGAATCATGAAAGCAATAAATGGGCAAAAGCACAAATTACATGATACCCGTCATACCTGCGCTACATGGCTAGATAATGCCGAAGTGAATGACAACGCCAGAAAAATGATCCTTGGTCATGCTAGACATGATGTGACTAACGGAGTATACACTCACAAAAATCTAAGACAACTACGTAAAGCCATCGAAAAGATTTGATACTAACCTGCTACTAACCAAAGAATTGCCCAATTTGAAAAGTACCGCGAGTATTGTATGTATCGTGATACTTTTTTGTTGCTAGGATTCTTGCGATTTCTAGGATTTCGGGCAAATAGACAATTCTAGGATACCCGTAATTATTGGCTTTTCTGCCATTCTGTGAAAATCATTTTCTACAGGGTGGATATGGAAATGGTAACTCTGGATCATGGGCAATAGCATTCCCTCACGCTCTGCTGGGTATATCAGGCGATTATTCAGGCGAAGGCGGTGCTATGGACTGGGGACCAGCAATCTCAGGGGATACTACTAGATGGAACAGTATCAGCAGTGGATCTGGATTCCGAGTTATCGCAATAGGCTATTAGACAGGGTGGATATACGTGGGTAGGTTCAAGGAGTAATATCACGGTCACGTATCCTATCTCGTTTTCGAAGGTATTAGGCATTGCGGGGCTTGCAGTGGTAAATGATCAGAATCCTTCCGGTCGCGGGTTCGAACATATCAAGATGTTTTCTGGAGCATCTTTCGTATATTATTCGGGTTTCGATATAGGCAATAAACGGTTAACATGGCTGGCAGTCGGCATATAAGCAGCTATTTTCATCGCCCAATAAGCCAACAGTAGGTCCCGTCACTGTAACCATTTTGGCGAAAGCGAAAATACGATGACGTGGGCGCTCCTATGATTTCTCCCCAGTCACTGTCATAATTTCGTGAAGACATTCTTGTTGTAGTGCCCCCAGTAAGAAAGGTTGATATTGATATGGGATAAGTGAATGTGCCCGATGAGCTAAATCCACCCTGTATAATTAGCGGCACCGCACCGCCGAGCTTTACCCACCATGCATTCGCATTCGACACATTGCCCGCGACGACGCCAGCTGCTGAGAGGTCATCCGTATCGAGAAACCGTTTGAACGGAGTGTTGTTGATTGCGGTTTCGTAATTTCCACCACGGTGATACATCCTGCCGGAAGACTGCTCAATCCAAAGTTGCGTCGATTCCCCTTTTTTAAGCGCCGGAATGTTGATAAGCTGCCCATATTGTGTCGGCTGGTTTGCTATTTTATTGCTCTGATCAAAGTAGCTTATAAACACACCCAGTGCGTTAAGTGCGTCGTTTGTGGTCGGCAGTGTTGGGTTTTTCCCGAGCCTGTGCAGGTAGTCCCACAGCCCTGCATCCCCGACCAGAGTGCCTGCTTTGCCAACGGTTACATTGGCTAATGAATCGGTTCCTGTACCACCATGAGCTACTGGAAGAATGCCGGTAATGTCGCCGGCAGACAGTGTTTCAAAATTAGTTTTCGGTGTATCCCACCAGTTAGATTTACCGGACAATGCTGCAATCTGGTGAACGATACCGGAAAGCAGAGCAGCCAAAGTTCCGGTATTTCCGCTCGGTACTGTTCCTTGAGAGAGTGTTGCCTGGAGCTGGTTGATTAAGTCAATCACCTGCTCCGATTTTCCATTTCTTGTTCGGTAGTGAAGTCCGTCAGCTGCAGCATTCAGCTGCGTTACAAAATCTAAATTCGGATGGGCAGTTTCAAGGGAATTATACGCAGTTATAGCAGTTTCGACATAGCCCATCGTTGCCAGGGCCCCCGGATCGATAGAAACCTCAACATCGGACGCATTAGATGCCGAAATATATACGGCAAATTCCTGGGATACCGCTGTAGAACCTCCTTCCGGGGGAAGGTAGTCCGGCGCGGAATCAGAGGTAACAGCATACAGGATTTCCCCATCGTCCGGATCATTGGCAAAAACGCCAAGCTCCCGCACATAGTATCCTGCGGAAAGTCCGACATTGGTAATTGTCGCGCTGATTTTACACATCTTCTGATCTGTCAGAACTTCTTTGGACGCAATCCCTACATTCTGTTCCGGCGTCACAAGGTCTGTCAGGTCTTCAAGCGAAGTCCCATTAGGCAAAACACCGGACCCCAGCTTCATTTTAGTCAGTGCAAGCACAACGCCGGTTCCTACTTTTGCCTGCAGAAGCTGCCCTTTCTTAGTCAATACAAGCCCGTTCCAGTTTGGCATTATTGAATTTCCACCTTTCTCTGAACTCTCACTCCTGCAGCTTCACGTACAGTACCGGATATGTCCGACATCCTGAAAGCTGCAGGATAAATATTGATAACTTTTGCAGAGACAACAGGAAGTGCATAGTAAATCGTTTTCGGCAAGTCTCTGTGAAAAGACACCTCATCCAGCCAGGAGCGAACATTTTTCGTGTGCTCGATGGCGTGGTACAGGCTGTTGATCGCGGAAATGTCGGGGACCGCTTCGGTAATCATCACAACCTTGAAGTGATAGGGTTCCCCACCATACTCCCAGTTTTCTTCAATCTTTGCGGATTTGAATATCGCCGTACAGACTTCTTCTACCACGGACGGGGTTCCCTTTCGGCGGTGCCATTTTATACTCTGCTTCACCAGCGCCCGTTTTTTCTCCAACGTAGCTGCGTCATCATAGAAATCAACATGGTACTGCCATGCCAGGGCATCGACGATTTTTTCCGGAAGTTCATCCAGCCTGGGAAGAAGTAAAAGAAGAAGTGCATCTCTGGAGATTTTCCGGAGCCCCGGATCAGTAGCTGCGGAAATGTTCCGGATCGTCTTATCCCCGGAAATGGAAGACGGGACAATGGTAATCAACTTCTGTTCAGACAGGTTACTCACTTTCGATCCCTCCCATGGCCACTGATATCCGATCTGCTACAGCCACCTCTGTGCTTTTTACTTTCGTAAATACAGGCTCTGTGATTTCCGCCCGTTTGGCTCCCGCTTCGATGATATTCTTCATCAACTGCGACGGATTGATGTCTCTGCCCAGCTTCTCCTTCTGCCATTCAACGTATTGATTGACCGCTTCCGTGACGGCCTGCTGGATGGTTGCAGAAAAGCTTTCGCTATCTTCTCCGATGTAATAAGTAACCTGAATGGCATAATTCTTCACAGTCGGAGCTTGTACGCTCACATGATCTGTCAGGGGCCGCACCGTTTTATCATTGCACGCAGCCTTTACAAGATTCAGAATTTCCTCTCCCGGGACCTTTCCGCCTTTCAGAAGTGGGCGGATTTCCACCTCACCCGCTGCCGGAGACCATACCAGGACATCAGAAATCAGAGAAGAAGCCCGTTTTGCATAATATTCATACGCTCCGGAGGGACCGGTAGTAGGAAATTTTTCCGGCGCCTCACGAATAGCTTCCCGGAAACTTTCATCGGCTTCTATCTCACTTCCGCCTTCCGATGTAGTCGTATTACGTGCAGAAGCTACAAAGGGTACCGGATCCACCAAAGTGGACAGCTCACCGGGAAGATATCCGTTCCCGATTGTTCCTGTCTGCGTACAGGACGCAGGAACCTCCATCTGCAACTTCCCTGCGGGAATAGCTGCATCTGCACCGATAGCAAAGAAAACATTATCTCCCGCGGTAACTCTGGTACCCGCAGGGATTACGGTGGATACCGCTCTTTTCTCCGAGAGAGTAAACTGCACAGTAGTGACTGCCGGGGATGCCGGAAGCCGTTCCACTCCCACAAGGATCCCTAAATGGTCCAGATTATTCCCAACCGCGTATTTCAGAAGATTCTGTTTCCCTGTGTAATTGATGAATTCTCTTTGCTGGATGATGATTTCCGCGATAGTCAGCAGGAAGAGCCGTACCGGGTCCCCCTGGGCAAGCGCCCGCCCCGTGATAGATGTATAGAGCCCGATCAGCTCCGCCTGCACAGATTCCTTATCGGCATCAACAAAGACCACATCCTGCAAATCATTCAGTGTCATTGATTCTCACCGTCACTTTCGGTCTCAAAATCCCGTCCGCATCCGCAGTCCATGTTATTGCTTTGACGGAAACCCGCGGCTCATAAGTACGGATGGCGTTAACGATTCCGGAGGATATTTCTGCCTGCGCTTTAGGAAGCGGATGGTCAATAAAGCGCATATCCACTCCGAAGTCCCGATCCAGCGGTACACTTCCCACAGGTGTTGCAAGGATTGTCCGTACATTCTGGAGGATTTCTTCATACTTATTCGCAGGAGATAAATTTACTTCCGAAGGAATTCCCACAACAAGGGAAACATCCACTTACACCACCAGCCTTTCTGTATATTCAGAGAGCGAAACATCCACAGAAACGGACAGAATTCCCCCTAAAGAGTCCCAGTAGTTCACTGTTTCCCCAATCGACTCCACCACCCAGAAACTATCTCCAACCACATTCCCCCCGATGATCAGAGGCAAAACCGCCCCCGTGTCTCTGTATTCCCGGAGCTGGTTCAGCTCTTCCTTCGGAGATATTCCCTGGTCTCGCCGGAGCAGCATCTTGAAGCTGATTTTCTCCGTATCGGGGCCTAAAAATTCCATAACTGGTTTCTCCCCTATGATTTCATGCTTTGCCCATCGTCCGGAGGACTCCCTGCTGTAATCGTGGAAAGTATTAACCACCTGAGAGGAAGTCATAAAGAGGATGCTGCCCAGGGATCCTACGTACATACTAACCTCCTATAATTACATTACTGCTTCCTTCCGCAGCGTTTCCTCCGCAGCTCACACTGTCCCCGATCCGCCCCGCCTTGCGTCCGTTGATCAGGACTGTTCCGCTCCCGGAGGAGAGCACACCGCTGTGAGAAGGATGATCGATACAGCCGTGCGGCGCATAGCTGTCACTCATCCGGCCTGCTCCTTTCCCGTTGATAAAGACATTCGCGCTGGCCGATACCAGCGCTGTCGGCGGGCAGGCATCGTGTCCTGTGTCATTGTCTCCCAACCTTGTTGCCTGCGGCATTTTTGCCTCCTTAATTCAGATAAATCATCTGCCCATTCACTGTGATATTCCCATCAGCAATAATGGAAATATTTCCGGCTGCGTGAATTGTCAAATCCCCGCTCGACCGGTCATGCCGGATTTCCGTGCCGTCAGAAAACTTGATTGCCTGCACATCCTGCGAGTTTTCCACCGGCGCATCCGTACGGCTGTAAAACGTGCCCAGAATAAAGCCCTGGCATACCCCTCTTCCGGAGGTGTTTGGCAAGAACAGGCATACTACCTGCTCATCGATATCCGGGATCCAGTAGTCCTTATTGGCCTTGCTTCCCCGTGTCAGGACAGGGAGCTCATACGTCACATTGCCATCATTGGCCTCAAAAGCCACCCTGGCAGTCCCGTTGGCCGGATTCACACTGGATACAGAGCCCACGCGGATCAGAGACTTAATATCCATTAAGACACCTCCTCAAATCGACACGGACGGTATATCCTCCGCTCATGGAATGTTCTGCTTCCGTGATGATATATTTACCGTCAAAAGCACCGAAGCCCTGCATCATGGCGGTCATTCCGGCCGCAATATGGAAACTGCCCGGCAAAGATATACTGGCGGTGATTTCATCCTTATTCTTTTCACGGAGCCGTTTCTTTGCCAGACGCTCCGCTTCAGCTGTATTCGCCACCTGCTCTTTTACCTGCAATGTCTTTCCTGTTTTTCCAGGCGCCGTAAAGGTGGTTTCAATGATTTCCTTTGTGCTGCTGTCCTGATACTTTACATGACAGGCAGCAAATACATCACGGATTTTAGAGGAAATGCTGTAGGACAGCAGGTGCGGGAGAAACGTCATCTTCCCTTCACTGTCCTCTGTGTAGACGGTTCCCGGTTTGACGAAGGTCAGCGCAGCTTCCTCCGCTTCATACTTGGCTTCATCAAAGATAATAATTTTCCCGTCGCTGATTTTCAGCGCCAGTCCGTAATCCCTGCAGAGCGCAAGCAAAAAAGACAGATCAGACTGCTCGGTCTGTTCTGCCCTGTCAATCACGGGATTATCTTCTGTGTCGTAAAAAAGTTCCATTTCCGCACCGGAAGCAATATCCTGTGCAATCGTCTTCAATTCTGCCTTCTCCCAACTGCGGGTATGTTCCTCCCCCCGCAGGGTGTTACCGTCGGGAACGCTCACGGCCTTGATCTGCACCTCCGAAGGGTATCCGGATACGGATATTTCATCAATCTCAAAAGCCCCCAATGGAAATGTTTTTTCTCCGGTCAGACTCGCCCACTGAGAAACCTTCAAGGTCACATCCAGAGAGGCTCCTTTTTCAGGAAGCCAGCTTGACTGCCACAGACCTGCCCGGTCTTCCAGGACAATCTGCAGGTCATCTGCTTCTCCGGACAGGTTATCTCGGTAACTGAGACTTTTTAGGTACGGCGCTATATCTGCGGAAATGTCCTTTCCGTTGTACGAAATCACCGCAGAAGCCCGTCTTGCCTGCCCGATCATGTACGCCTCCACGGAGGAAGTGCAGAAGCTGCGGGCTTCGTATAATCCGGAACGATGAGTGTAACGCCCGCAGAGAAAACTACGGTTGATATATATTCCGGATTGGCCGCCATAAGGACATTCATTCCAGCTTCATCTCCATAGCATCGCTTGGCGATACTGTCCCACATGTCCCCCTGAATGGTGGTGTAGATCTTACTCATAGGACAGCCTCCTTTCATCCCGCTGCAGATTCAGCAGCATCCGGCGAAGTTCATCCATAGAAAGCGCCATGACACGCTGCACCGTGGACTCATCCGCATTTCCCGAAATATTGATGACCGGCCGGAATTCCACAGAAACATTTCCGCCGTGTCCGGAGGCTATCCCGTTCGATGCGCGAGGAAGAACACCGAGAGATTGCCCCGCCTGTGTCCACAGAGACTGACCGCACGAGAACTTCCGTTAAGCGGGATAGCCGCTTCCGGACTGTTTTCTGCAAAGGTCGTCAGGAAAGCGCCCTTCCGGTAGATACCGCCTTCTGCATTCTGTGCAACGGCTGCGCTCTCATTTGCCGTGACGTTGATTTGTCCGGAAATCGGAGAGGAAAACAAACCTTTCAGCGCTTCCCATTTCTGAGAAAGCCAGTCAATGACTGCCCCAAAGCGGCTTCTGATACCGTCCACAAATTCCTGCAGTGCCTGGGCGGGATCGTTCCAGAGAGTAATGAACCACTGCTTAACCGTATCCCAGTTATTGATAAGCCATACCGCAGCCCCTGTAAGAAGAGCAATTCCCGCAAGCATAAGAAAGAACGGGCACGCAGCCATGGCTGCATTCACCAGCCACTGTGCCCCTGCCCAGAGCTTCATCACGCCGGAGGAGAACAGGGCGGCATTGGTGTTGATGATAGTAGCCACTGTATTATTTTTAAGCACAGTCTGCATGATCAGATGAGCCGCAGTCATTGCCGCCGATGCAACCTGCCAAGCTCGATACGCAACCACCAATGAAAATACTCCCGCTGTAAAAAGCGCCAGCGCCTGAATCAGCCCCGGGAATCGTGCTGCAAGATCCCCAGCACTGGAGGCAAGACTGCCCAACAACTCAACGAACGGCGTCATGACAGGAAGAATACCTGTCCCTATGGCAATCTTCGCCGCTTCCATCCGGTTCTTCATCAACTGCGCGCTGTTCGCCGTCGTCTGAGAACGGGTATCAAATTCAGCCTGCATGCTTCCGGCGTAATTGGCCGCATCCCCCACCTTGTTGAAATTGTCCCGGAGTCCGTCCAGATTGGACAGGAGTGGGGCAATAGCTCCCAGGGATTCCTTCCCGAAGATGTTCTGCAGGACGGATGCCTGAGATGCCTTGTCCAGCTGAGAAATGCTCTGGAAAACATCCAGGATAGCTCCCTTTGCGTCCGTCTGCATCCGCTGTGCCAGCTCTGTCGTGCTGATACCCAGCTGTGCAAAAGCCTCCTTCTGTGTCTTGGTGGCGCTTTCACCGGATACCATGGCCAGAATTAGATTCTTGATGCCTGTTGCAGCTACATCGGATTCAATACCGGATCCGACCATGCTGGCACCGAGAGCGGCGATTTCTCCGGAGGCCACACCGCCGACTTCACCGAGCGGCCCGATCCGCGTCACTACATCGGAAATGAGAGGTGCAGAAGCCGCCGTAGTATTGCCAAGATAGTTGATCTTGTCGGCCAATGCCTCTACATCAGCCTGATTTATCTTGAAGGCTGTCCGCCACTTGGCCATCATATCCCCCGCCTGATCGGCAGAAATATCGAAGGCCACCCCCATCTTGGCCGCAGCTTCCGCGAAGGCCGTCAGATCTTCTCTGGCGATCCCGCTCTGCCCGCCGGCAGCCACGATTTTCCCCAGCCCCTCCGCCGTCATAGGAATGTTCTTCGATAGTTCCAGGATATCTCGGTTCATCTGCTGAAACTGTTCCGGCGTATCAAAGTCCACAACTTTACGCACATCAGCCATAACCGATTCAAACTGTATGGCGGACTGTACAGGTTCAGCCAGAAATCCCGCAACATTTTGCGCCGTATAAAATAACGCCGTCATATCAAGCATGGATTTATGAAAAATTTCCCCTGAATTGACTCTGTTCAGCTTATCCTGATACATTTTCGTCATCTTCTGCGCATTGTCAAAGGACTTTTGATTGATAATCCCTTTGCTAAAAGCCTTGTTGAGGTCGCTTTGGGCCTGTTGCAGGTCCCACATGGCCCCCTTCATTGCATAAAGGCCTTTATTGACTTTCATGAAGGATGCGCCAACGGACGGAGCCAGACTGGCGCCGATACTGAATCCGAAAGAAAAGGCCTTTCCTGGCATGCCATCACCTCCTATGATATAATAAAGATAAGAAAGGGATGATAAAATATGCCTGTTATACTATTGATTGCTGTACTATCGGTGATTTCAGCCATTTACCATCCGTTTGGGCCGTATATGTTCCTGATTATATTTGCCTTGGCCACTTATGCCGCGCTGAAGGCTGAGTCGTGGACTATCCGTATCGGTTCCGTCTTTTTCTTCTTCTTAGCAATCGGCACAGCGTTGTGCTGACCTTGCCCCTCCTTCGGGAGGGGTTATTTTTTTTGCATTTCTTTCAGCAGCTCTGCGTATTCCAGCATCTCATATACTGTACAGGACAGATAAAAGCCCACCGGTGTATAGCTGTTTACAGCCATATCCAGTGCGAGCTTTCTTACATCCTTGGTAGAACCGCCTAACTTAATAAAAAACTAGCCACCGGGAATACAATATTCCGGAAATCTGTGGCGGGAAGCGCCATGATGTCATCAGGCGGCACTCCGATCAGCTTAGCTGCGATCATTGCCTGAAATGTCATAGAAATAAATACGGAAGGAGACTGATCACCCAGCGCTCTGGAATCCTTTTCGGCTTTCAGCAGATCGTTTCCTGTGATTCTGTTAAAGTCCAGCGAGACTTCCGTGACTTCTTTTCCTTTGACCACAAGGGCCTTATTCAGTGTAACGATTGTTTTCATAATTCCTTATCTCCTGAGCCTGCCCCCGGCAGGCTCTTTTTCATGCAAAAAATAATCAGTTCAGACCAAGAGCTTCACGGACATCGGACAGATAATCCGTCCCGCCAATATTGCAGATGTAATTGTACTTATCCAGCTCCAGTACGTTTTCCCCATCAATCGTGACCTTTAAATAGTTCACTTCGATGGTGTTCTTCGTGTCGCTGGTGGTACCCACATCCAGCTTGCCCAGCTCTGTGGACTTCGGGACACCGGAAACAACAACCTTCACCGGGCGGACGATGAAGGCGCCCTCCCCGCTGTCCCATACCTGCTGCGCTCCACGGAGATCCAGGTGAACCCCTTTCGGAGAAGAAAGCAGCACATTTGGCTTTTCGAGAGTGCGCCAGTTCAGCTCCAGTGTCATAGAGCTGTAGTGGCCCATTACAGGGGATTCTACTTCTCCGGCAATGCCCGCCCCTTTAACGGTCTCCGTCATGGCATCCAGAGTGGGAAGAGTGACATCTGCCACCCCTACCAGGTCATCCCCGTCTTCATATACTCGGAAATTGATCAGCTTTTCCGGTACTTTCATACTGTACCTCCTTATTCAAACAGTGTAGAGAAATAACTCGGATCATATTCGATCACATTTTCAATTTCACGGGCCGGAGTCGGCGGCGTGATGTATGTGTGGAAACGAATAATACCATCCAGGAGATCTGTAGTCGGATTTTCTTCTTCCAGGAACTCAATGCGGCCTCCCAGAAGCGCCCCGGATGCTACCAATCCGTTCAAGCGGATGTTCTCACTGTCTACTACGGTCTGGATCAGCCGCTTATTGATGGGCTTATCCACCTTCTGCCAGTATGTCTGGATGAAGGTCTGGGCATGCCAGTTGAACATCCGTCGCACGCAAAGGAAACAATCCTTCACGTCCGTATTGGCCGGATATACTGCTGTGCGGTTGCCCCAGATGACCCAGCCGCCCATAAAATTCAGACCGGTGATAGTTCCTTCCCCATTGAGGTAATTGGCCTGATCAATGGTAAGAACAACCTCGGATCCATCTTTCAGGCACAGTCCTGTAGCCTGCATAGATTTATTGGACGGGGATTCGAAGGGAACATCATCATTATCTGCATCTACCTTACCGATTACTCCGGCAAGATGAGTAGACATGTGGAAAACATGATCCCCATTTCTCACCATCGGCCAGCATGCAGCCATATTGGCTCCGGTATAGTTATTCTGATTCTTCCAGTTGTATACATCGCTGTACTTGGTCACTGTATCGGCCGGAATATCCACCAGGCATACCGCGTTGAAGAATCCATTGATATCGGAGGCCTTTGCTTTCATGACAGAGGCTACAGACGGATCCTCACTCCATCCCGGTGCCAGGAGGATTCCAGGAACAAGGCCGAAAAGGGTAAAGACCTGCCCAATCGTTTCCAGACCCCTTTCCTTTCCGGTGGAAACATCAATACCGCCGATGATATCATCTGCCTCCACCGCAGAAGGATCCAGCTTCGTATATGTTGCGTACAGAGAAGCAGAACCATGTAAAGCCCCCTTCTCCAAAGCCGTAATTACAAGGTTCCCATCATCATCAAAGGCCGCTTCATAGTCTGTTCCAGCAGTCAGCGGTTCTCCGGCAGAAGAGGACCGGACCTCCAGCGTCTCGGGAAGGACCGGATCGGACAGGACCACAGTACCCTCTGTAATTGTTTTTTCCGCTGCGCTGACTTTTTCAATGTGTTTTTTCGGATCCAGAACATTGACCAGAACCACCGGAGCCACCCCGTACAGTGTAAAGTAGCTGTAAATTGCTTCGCAGAGCGTGAAATCCTCCCAGTTATCACTGTATCCGAAGGCTGCCAGCGCCTCTGCATAAGTGTGACAGAGGATAGGCTTATTTACTTCTGCCCGGTCGGTCGCCAAATGGACAGGCGCCGTCCCGTAGATAACGGGAAGTCCTGCGGTGGTATTGACCGGAGAAATAATGGAAGTTGCCGCTTCCGATGTATAAACGCCGTGTTTATAGGCCATTTCATACCTCCATTGCTTTTCTAAAATACTTATTCAGCGGGGTCCCTTTTGTCCTGACCGCCTTTTCTGCTGTTTCCAGCTGAGCGATCGGCACGAAAAGTTTCCGGATATTCGGGCAGGTTTTTTCAATTTCATCTACCTTTGCCGGATACCCGCCGATGAAAATCTGATGACGCATCAGCTGTGCATGCCGCAGAGACGGCCCTATGTAAATCAATTTAATTTCCCCAGATGCTGTCATAATCGATTCCCACCTCCGTCGGCTGTCCAATCGTATAGGATGCCGTGATTTTCCCCTCCCACTGTGGAAAAGGCTGGCTGTCCGAGACAGCCCCTTTCAACGGAAGGACAAGGGAACTCCGCCCGGCAATGCATCGATGTTTCAGCAGAGCCTGCCGGACATGCTCCATCAGATTAAAAAGGCTTCTCCAGCCGTCTTCCTTATTTTCGTCATAAACGGAAAATCCGATTTCCACTTTGACGGTTCCGTAAGGATCCTCCTGCGCATCCGTAAAATCCGTGGCCAGCGCATAAATGAAGGAAGGACCTTCCTCCGAGGAAATCGCCACGGGAGGATACCCCGCATACACTGCCACCGGCTTTTTGCCGGATGGCTGCTCGGAGGAATATTCACTCACGGTTTCCCGCAGGAATTCTGCCAGATTTTCCATCGTTTCAACCAATGTCATTTATTTCTTATCCAACCTCCAGCGGATCTCATGAAGAAAACGCTCGTTCAGCACTTTCTCTGCTTTCGGGATAAATTGATTCAATGTTTCCTCATTCCCCACCATGCTCGGCACAGAAGGTCCAAAAGGAGATACCAGCGGGTACCTGGCCTTCTGTCTTCTATGCATCGGGCCGGTATATCCGCTTCGGAATCGATTAAAAAAGAGACCGCTCACGGGCTTCAGCTCACCATTCCGCAGCACCCGCACACGAATCGGTCCCCGCTTTCTCCTACGCAGAGAAAATTTTGTTAAAGACAGCGGGGATCCGGAAGCAGTTATGACACCTCGCGGAGATTGGCCTTTCGCTCTTGTCAGGGAAAGTGCTTTCTTCACATCAGCTGCCTTAACTGCGTATCGTCCTCGTACCGCTTTTGAAATTTCCGCTCTCGTAGAAGTAATGGTCCGATTTATGGCATTCACTGCAGCGCGCTGCACAATTTTAGGGCATGATTTCATCAACACCTCTGCCCGCTGCACATTCTCTTCATTCAGTGTCACCCGGATCATCGGTCATTCGCCTCCAGCTTAATCGTCAGCATCCCTGCATTCCGCGCACAACTGACAACAAGGAAAAGCTTTTCATCCAGATAAAAAGCCTGCCCATAAGCCGGAACTTCCGGAAGATCCTGCTCCCTGCAGTGAACCTGCAGAACTGTCCCGTACAGCCCAAGGTGCACATTTTCTCCGGAAGTAAGCTCTTCCTCCGCGGATATTTCCTGAACAACGGCAGCACACACCGTCCCATTTAGATCATGCATTTCTCCGAAATCGTCCGTGTCCAGAAAAGTATTCAAATCCTCGGGAATTTGGTCATGAAGGCTCATTATCCTGCAACCGCAGACAGAACATTCAGCTTGACCGGAACACTTCCGGATGCAGAAGCGCCTACGGCCACTCCGGCGCAGGGAAGGGAACCGGAATTTTCCTTGACGGCTTTCCCAGAGGAAGCATCCCAGTAAACAGGCATGCCCACGGTAATGTCGGTTGCATCAGTAGGCAGAGAAAAAGCTCCCACGATAGCCACTGCCCCTGTTGTATTAGAGGCGATTTCCTCCTCCGCAACACCGATCAGGCTTCCCATAACAACCACATCATGGTAACCAATGGCAGCCCCGGTGTTTGTATAATCAATCACGTCCGCTTTCTGATAATATGCTGCTTTCGCCATTGTTTATTCCTCCTTATGCCCCGGTGCTCTTATAGAAAGCACGGTAATCCAGCAGATTCACACCAAAATCCATGTAAATCTGGTACTTAATGCCCAGCACATCCGTATCGGTGAAGGTACGCATGGTCGGGTTTTCCTGCCCGTTGAGATATGTCACTTCAATACCCGGAAGCACACCAGGAGCTGCAGCCAGATACCAAGCATTGGGGTCCTCAATGTTCGGGTCTGCCACCACAGTCAGACGGTTTGCGAAAGGATTCGGGTAAGCATTGTTCTTTGTCGGATCCACAGCCGATGCAATCAAAGTCGCCGCTTCCACTTCCAGCTCTGCCGGAACGATCAGATAGACCGGCTGGATGTTCAGATACATCTTCCCGGACGGGTCTTTCTGCTTGGACATGGCTGCCTTTGCTGCTTTCAGACTTGCAATGCTGAGCGTGCCAGTCCCGCTGTTTTTATGAGCGGAAGTGAAGATGCCGGATCCGTTCGTCAGAAGATCATAGGCCTGCTTATTGATGGTCCTGCGGGCCGCCGCGCCGTATGCCGCCGGAAGTCTTGCCAGCACAGACAGGTCGTCATTGATGATGGCTTTTCTGGTCAGTGTCCATTCGCGACCGAAAGTGTGAACTGTAGTCTGCTGGCCCATATCCGTGGTTTCGGAGCTCTTGAATTCACCCATTTCGGTCATGGGGAGCAGTTCGTCCGCTGCGCCAAGGCCTACGCGAGTAGACGGTTTGAAATCCGGATTGGATCCTTTTGAAGTCCAATACTGGAAAGTAGCCGGGACTTCGTTATATCCCTTCATGAGTGCCTTGTGTCCTACATTAGCCAAGATATTGGGGAATGCACCGCTTCCGCCGGAGAAAACGCTTCGGAGAAGTGTGTCATTATCCATACGGCTCGGCTTTCCGCCCTCCCTCTCGCAAATATCATAAGCCAGGCGCATCAGAGATACGCCGCGGAAGGATTCAGCACCATCAGCAGGTGTAGAAATCTCGATTCCCGCACGCATAGCAAGGCCGTCAGCGGCAGCCGCGCGGAATTTTTCAGATTCATCAGAGAGAACGTTCACAGAAACCGGGGCGGATTTCTTCGCCAGCTCCTTGAGGACTTCGGCTCTGGTTTCTTCCAGAGTAAGTCCCTTTTCAATGTAACCGTCCGGGGACATTTCAAAAGAACGGCAAAGCTTCGTAATCTCCGCATTTCTGGTTCTTTCCTGCTCGATGGCATTCTGGATATCTTTTTTTACGTCCATATCCTTCTTCATTTCTGTCTGATTTTTCATTTCAGGCTTTTTGTCCATGTCTTTATTCATTCCTTTCAAATCTTCAATAGACCGCCCAACACCGACTCCGGCATCGGCGGGTACCGATACAATACTGATTTCCAGTGGCTCCCACTGGCTGACAATGACTGCGGGTCCTTCGAATCGGCCGTCTTTACTGGTTTCCCCTTCCTTGAGCTGGGTATATTCCTTGATCCGGTATCCTACGGACACCCCGCGGAGAGAACCTCCGGATACCTTTTTAAAAATCCGGTCAGATTCTTCATCAGTATCGAATTTAACCAGGGCATGCCCACGGAAATCGTCTCCGATCCACACCTTTTCCACTCTCCCGATCGGATGGTCCGGCTCATGGTTGAACAGAAGCACACCGATCTCCTGCAAACGGGTAAGATCCACAGAATTCTCGCTGTGATCCAGAATTTCCAGCCCGAACCAGCGCTTATACGGAGTTTCACTGGAAAATGTCAGCTCCGCCGTTCGTTCTTCTTCGCTGACGGCATCCGCGCGTGCCGCCAGCTCCCTGGTCATCGTCATTTCATGAAGTCTTTCCACACTGTTCATCATTCATCCTCCTTATGGTTACGCTCTGCCGCCTGGACGGCTTCCGGCGTATGGATCGGAAGCGTCAGCCCCAAATTTTCGGCATACTCTTTTTCCTTTGCCATCTGGTCCAATTGGTCCCGCCAGTCATAGCCGTGCCCGGCGCACTGCTGCCCCAGCGTGAGCGTCCCGCTCTTCATAGCCAGCACGTCCGCCTGCATTTCTTTTTCAGGGTCGATGGACTGCCAGCCCGGCGCGATCCACTCCGCTTTCTGGTATTCTGCTTTCTGGTCGGCATATCCAGGCATGTCCAAAGCGCCTGACAGATACATCGTGTCCAAGAAAGCCCGATATACAGGCTCGCAGAAATGAGTTACCAGCCACTGCTGCATCGGCTGAAAGGTTCTTCTATCCTCTAAATTCCCCTGACGGGCAGCGCTGTAGCTGGATCCGTTGAAGTCCCGGCTGACCATTTCATAGGACAAGCCGACTCCGGAGCCGATCATGCGGGTATAAAGCTCTGTGATATCAGAGGCAGTGGATGCCGGGCGTCCCGGATTGGCCGCTTTGATATCTTCCCCCTGCGCCAGGCGGACGATCATGCCGGGCCGGACTTTTTCCACGGATTTACCCTCAATATCCGTCAGGCTCGATTTCTGACCGGCCATGTTTCCCACTCCGACTCCGCCGTAATTGTTTTTAACGATGAAGATGGAATAGCACGCAGCCATGAATGCAGCCATGTTCTCTGCCTTCAAGTACTCGTCCAGATCCTTCACTCGATGCGCAATGGCAGCCAGATCCGAAATCCCCCGAATCTGATCCGGATGCTTTTTCTGCCACAAATGGAGAATTTCTTTTGCGGGGATCCGCTCCGATCCGGCGGTTTCCCATCCGTCAGCCGATTTCTTTTTGATCCAGTACGCCACCGGGCGGAGGTAATCATCCAGCTCGATGCCTCCGCGGACGATTCTCCCTGTGCCCGGAGCAGTCATCAGACTGTCGTCCAGCAAGTCGGGCCGGATAATCTGAAGCTTGAGCGGAAAGCGTTCTTTCTCGTTGACCGTCAGTTTGACAAGTACTTCCCCGTCAACGGTCTTACGCTGGATAAGCATCCGCTGGATTTCATAGAATCCCATCTGTCCTGTGATGTCGCAGTTCTCCGGGCGGGTCCATTCAGTCCATAGGGCCTCGATTTTTGTATTCAGCGCTTCATTTGCGCACCGCGCCTGAGGGCGGATTCCCGTATTGACTACATTTCGCACCATGGCAGACAGGATGGAATTAGTCAGATCACTGTTTCTCTCTAGCCAGCGGCACCGGCTCCGGATCAGAGTACGTTCTCCCGCCTCTGCGTTCTCCTGATCGGGCATATCCATCGGTACCCAGCGATGGTTATACCGATTGATTTCTCCTGCATCATAGTATCTCATCATCTCCCGGTAGGCTTTGCGCCGGGCTCCTGCTGCGGGGCTGACATATTCAATGATTTTATCCAGAAAATTCATTAGTCCGTACCTTTCTCCGCGAAAGTCACGCAAAGCCCCCCGCCGCGGATATCTGTCAGGGCATTCTGCAGCGCATTTTTCCTGTCATACAGCGTCTTCAGGTCAGCCCTAGTCAGTCTACGATTCCCGATGGTGTACTCCTGCGCTCCGTCCTCAATGCGGGATATGGCAATGCGTACCCGCCGAAGCTGCTGCATAATCGTTTCCTCGTCCATGGTTCCTCCCACATAAAAACCGATTGCATATCGCAAGCGGTTTATTCGTCACCAATCAAAATCCGGAAATGCCGGATAATCTTCTTCTTTCTTGTTCTCTTTCGGAACAGTTTCCTGCACCTGCGGCTTTTGCAGATACCGCACACCCATGATTTCCGCTGCCAGTGCGTTATTCGTCTCTACATCCAGCATGTGGTTCTGCGCATGGCTGGATATCGGTTCCCATGTGAAGGAAATATGGCCTTTCTTGTCCCGGTGCTGTACCTTTTGTTCTGCGCAGATCATGTCCGCATACCGCCGATCGATTTCATCGTACAGATTCCAGCTTCCCGGGCGACCTGCTCCGATGGTAAGGCGTCCTGCAATGAAATCCTTGAATTGATTTGTGTCGAACACATACAGATTCATACCCGTCATAGAACCCATAGCCTTGTCCAGGCGATTGATACTATACCGGGTGGTCATCTGCCGGCTAGATCCCTTTGTGGGGATTGTCAGCCCGGGGTGCTGTGCGCAGAAGAAATAGACTTCTTCCGAATGGAAACCGGAATCGATGCAGCATAAATTGATGCTATGCGGCTCTCCGTTTTCATCTGGATACAGCCGAAGCAGCCACTGTTCTACATCGCCCCATGTCTCCGCGCGGTCGTAGTCTATCAGCCAGCTTGTCATGGACGGGCCCCATGCACGGACGCCTACCCAGAAATGATCCAGCTGAACGTCTACACCCATTGTCAGCAGCTGCGCATCCTTCGGAACGATCCCTCGATGATACGGCAGCCTTTTATTCATCACGATATCCGACCGCATACTGTCTGCTTTATCCTTCCACGGCTCAGCCAGCCAGGAATTCACGAAATTCATCAGAAGCTCCGGTGTATCTTTCACCGTCAGGAATTTAGCTGCCACATCCCCCAGCAATACCCACGGAGAATAGAAAGACGACAAGTGGAAACCTACGGATCGGACACGCCCCTTCTTTTCATTCACCTGCCGCCATTCCCCGTGACGAATCATATCTGCCTTGTGCCGGTCATCGATATGTTCATGGCAATGCGGACACTCATAGTACGCCGTATACAGAGCTTCCTGTGGGGAAGCTCCCTCCGGCCACTTCAACTGCTTCATTTCCAACTGCTGGTATGCCCCGCAGAACGGGCACGGAACAAAATATTTGTACTGTGCATCCGCCCGCAGCCACGCCTGCCAGATATTCCCCGTTTCCAGTGTGGGGGTGGATACTCTAACCAGCTTCCGGTTCCAGAATGTTTTTGTTCGTTCTGCAGCCAGTTCCATCGGGCTTGCTTCATCTCCCGTCCACTTGGGAAACTTATCAATTTCATCGAAAAAGACATAGCGTACAGGACGGGAAGACAGATTTGCTGGAGAATTTGCACCTATGAGCGCAATATACATCTGCGGAAACTGCAGCTCCAACCGCTGGCTGTCATTCTCCATGAATTTCTCTGCCAGAGGAGGAGACAGCCGGAGCATCGGCTTCAATCGGTTTTCTGACGTAAATTCTGCCAGTTTATCAGTCGGATAGACGATTATCATGGGACCCGGATCCTGGTCAATGGCATATCCGATCATGTTCTGCTCTGCGGAGGTCTTCCCGACCTGCGTCCCAGCGCAGAATGTAATGTCCTGGATACGTCTGTTATTGAAGGCATCCATCACTCCCCGAAGATATGGAGTCTTTGAAGTATTCCATTTGCCGGGCGCCGCTGTATCTTTTTCAGAAAGCACCCTGTACTTGTCCGCCCACTCAGATACGGTGAGCCTCTCCGGCGGACGAAATGCCGACAGCGCAGAGGAAATATATTCCGGATATGTCATTTCTTTCCGATCTCCTTTCCCTCTGCCAGTTTCGTAAGGGCATCCCGCACCGTATCGTCTACCACCTTGCCTACCGTAATTGCTACATCCGGATCCATGGCGTTGAGTTCCGTGGTGATCCGGTGCCCGAGGGCTGTGAAAGACTTTTTCAGTGAATTGAAAAGGCGGTTCAGATCTTTTGTGACCTGCACCGCTTCTACATATTTCTTCTTCGTGACTTCCAGCCGGATCTGCTCAATAGATGCCTTGGCTTCTTTCAGTTTAGCCTCTGCATTCAGCTTCCGCTGATTTGCACCGGCTTCACTATACTTCCAGGCTATTAAATCCTTGATATTCCATTTTCCCCTGGCTACCTTTGGGGCCCCATTGGCCGCCCATTTCCGCAGCGCTTCGTCCGAAACATCAAAAAAAGCACAGGTTTCCGCTGTGCTTCGAATCCACCAGGCGTCCGGTTGGGAAGTTTTACTCTTTGTTTTATTCAATTAGTCCTCCATCCCCAACTTTCCAACCTGAAAAAATTGATTTCATTCAGACATTTTTCGGGGTCGCGGACCCGCCGTGCCTTTTGTTAACCACAGTACCTGTAGCCCCGGGGGGCTGGCCTGCACTCTCAATATGGTTTGTAATACGCAAAAGCACGAGCCTATCGACATTAGCTCGTGCTCTTGTGTGAACCCCTGAATGATTAGGAGGTGGTAACCCGTGTGTGGTTCTCTTGCCTCAATTTCACACTATCATTTTACCACACCATTTACTCTATTTTACTATACTCTTTCATCTATTCGGTTTCCATCATTCTCTTCGCCCGCTCCGGATCTCTTTTGACTATCTGCGAAAACCTCCTGATGATTTCCCACTCATCATCGAAGGCCCTGAGCTGTCTCTGTTTTCGTACTCCTTTTGCGGATACACTGCCCGCCGGTCTGCCGGCGCCTTCTCTCTTACCGCCCCTCATGCTTCTTCACCAACCATCCATATAAATTCACCGCCACTAGGATAACCATAGTAACCAGCAATAAGCAGTCAATGGCATGCAGATTATGGAAATCCACCGTTTTCAGCGCCGCCAGATTGCATGCCAGCAGAATGATAAGCATCCATCGCTCCATAGTTTTTCTTGAATGTGATATAATGAGAACGGTCAAGGGCTTTCGCCCTCTTCCGTCCGGTCATCGTTATTTCTTCAGTGCTTTCATCCCTGTCAGGATTCCGATCACATTGAGGATAATGGCGGTGACCTTTTCTATTACATCTAGCCAATCATTACTCACATTCTTAAACCTCCTTTCTTTTTGAACTGTCTATATTATAGCGCGTTTTTGTTTATTCGTCAATACATTTTATCTAAATATGTCATAAAATCTAAATAGCAGGCTGTCAACTACAGCCTGCTATTTTCGTGTTCATCTGAAATAGGACTCCCGGAAAAACGGCTCCAGATCTACCAGTGCTTCCCCATGGATTTTGTAGATATTCGACTCAGCGAAATGCATTTTTTCTGCGATATCTCCCCACCGCTCACACTGGATGTACCGTCTTCTGAGAACTGCCCGCCGGACGCCATCTTCTTCCTTGCTTATGAGCTCCTCACCCTTTGTTCTCAACTCAACAAGCACAGAATAAGCCTTGATTACCTTCTCATAATAGTCTTCCAGTTTCTCCACGGTTTCTCCGAGGTCGGCGCAATGACCGTTCTGCACCTTTTCGCCCATCTTGACGCCTTGGATGTTATGGGTCTCAAACTCCAACCGTCGGAGCTCTTCCCGTAGAGAGAGATAATCAGCCTGCTGCTTTCGGATGGAGTTCAGAAATCCCTTCAGCTTCTCCATGTCTCCCCTCATTATTTCCTCCTTTATGACTGATAATGCCTACGCTGACAGCCTATGCTGCAGTACTTCTGCTTTGCGGTGTTCGGCTGAAACAGGTGACCGCACTCAGCGCAGAGCCTTGGCTTGTATGCCTTCCGGCAAAGTGCCTGCCTTTTTTCGTGTTTTCGCTCGAGCGCGCGTTTCTGCTTTTCTGCCATGTCACTTGCCTCGTAGTACTTCAAGAGGATGACTGCTCCCGGATAACCGTCTGCCTCCCACCCGCGGTCAGAAAGCTGCCGTGCCTTCGTCCAGAAGGCAGCACTTGCCATCCACTCCAGGTCGAAATGCTCCCGCTCGCTGGGCATGATCCCGATATGTCCACGAGCGTCGCTCTCGATCACCATGAAAAGGTAACCATTTGTAAGCATGCCAGGCCTCAGGGTATCCTTCGCCAGCAAGAGCTCGGTCACTCTGGCTCCCTTACGGAAATAGAGGATCATACTTTGGTCGCCTCTTTTCTTTCTGACGTCAGTGAGCCGCTTGGGTGCTTAAACCGCACGCCAGCTTCCTCGAATAAACACTGCCTCAGCTCCGCCGGTGTTACAAACCCTTTCTCTACTGTATCATAAAGTTCGAGACACATCTCTGCAAACCGCTCTTCCCGTCCGTCTTTCTTCCTGAGTTCACCGAAGTGGTCATGGATGACCATGACCGGGATCGCGATCAGTTCTTCAAATAGCCTTGATACAGCTTCATTTTTTGCATGTGTCGCTAATTTCGCTGCTTCCTGTTGGACTGCCTGCGCGCACAAGTCTTTTAGATACTCCGGCTTGACCGTGAGTGTAGCGTTTTTATTCTTTTGCCGCTCGATCTTCCTGCGCACTTGCCTGCTGAGTAGGGATCCGGTTGTGTCGATCATGCTTAGCCCCTCCTTGTTAATAATATCCGCTTGCGCTATTCGTTTGAATGGACGTACACCCGCAGCCCCGGCAAACTGTTTGTGGCTGCATAAACTTTTTTGCACTGAGTAATAGTTACTTGCTTATCGTCCTCATAGGCGATGCCGTTCAATCCGTCGAGTACGACTTTCAAGATGTTGTCAATGTCAGGCTTCCCCGGCGCAAGTTTCCCCGCCATCGCCTCTGACTTCTTTGCCCGCGGCCATGACTTCGGGATCGGAAAGACTGCCTCGATCACGACCATCACAGCCCCCTCGAAACAGGGCCCGTCCTGTGCTGCATAAGCCTCTGCGATTTGCCGTTCGTACGACTTCGTTTTCCCCGGCGTGTAGACAGTCCCGCTTTTCGAAGAGAACCGCGGCCTTGCTTTGCCCTGTACCTTACCAGGCACGAAGAAATAGACCATACTCATCACTTCCTCCTGAGTAACCATTCGACGGTAAGAAGGATGGCAGCAGTTGCCACCAGCGAGCCCGTCAGCACACCAACGAAGAACCACACCGCACTGCTCATGAGATCCTCTCCTTCCTCAGTCTTTCCGCTTCCCGCGCTGCCATAGCATCCACCTCTGTCTTTAAGACCATCAGGTCACGCATCACGCCCCGCTGGTCGTTCTGCAGCTCATCGACGGCCAGCCAAAGATCTCCGATCTTCCCGAAAAGGAAAGCAATCGTCGCCAGCAGCATCATTCCGACGATGCAGACAAGGAGCAGGACTTCCCACTCAGTCATGAGATGCCTCCATGCTATCCTGCTTCGCTATATTCAGTACCTCTTTCATGCTGATGACATAGTAAGGACATTCATCCATGAAGAGCCAGTTATTCATTGTCTTATACATCGTTTTAAGCATCTGCCCCAATTCATTCTTTGAATAGCTGAACACTGTCAGCTTTACAGCTTTCACTCTATCCGTGCTGGACAAGTCCGCGTAAAGATGCAGATGTCCATCCAGATCCTTGTCGATATAGATTTCTTTCGGGTCCGTGACAATAGCCCCGGATTCTGTCTGAATAATAATCATGATTCCTCCTCGTAAATCTCCCAATCGTCCACAAAAATATCGTGCCACTGCAAATCGTCCATGCGTTCCGTCGGTTTGTGATCTTTCCTAGGGTAGTGCATCGCAAGAACCGGCTTACCAAAGCGTGACTCCTTCTTGAAGTTATACACGCCCTCAGACCACCAACGCCGCCGGATCTTTTCCCCTTCATCTGCCGCTCTCAGTGCTTCCCATGTTTTCATCTATTCTCTCGCCTCCACTGTGTAACCGTGAAACTCCATCCAATACTGATTGACTTCTCTCATTTTCATCAAAGCCTCTGCCTCACTCTTGCAGAGGAAGTCTTTGTTCGTCCATTTATCATCCTTCTCGATGTAGCGATGCATCTGCAGAAATACTTTCTTCTTCGGCGTTCGCCCCGTCCGGTCCGTATAGCTCCGGATCGTCAGCTCGATGCGGTCAGCGCCCTTCACAAGATGGCTTCGCATGACTTACCTCCCTCCTAAAATACAAATCTGTATTTTTCTGACTACTTACAAAATCAGCTGGTTTGCTATCATAAAAAGATATGCCTAAATCCTGCAAACTCTTTTTACGGTGAGTGAAGGGGTGGAAGGGGTGGGTGTGTATGTTAAGGAACACCCACCCTTACACCCCCATTCACCGCGTGAGATTAAACCCTACCATTATATATATTTCCTATATAGAGTTGGTAGGGTTTATGGTAGGGTTTAGGCTCGTTCATCGAGCCTTCGGATTCGTCCGCTTCGTCCGGCCGTTACTTCATATACCTGCACAGGTTCGTTCGCTTGCTTTAAGTAACGCCGAATTGTTGATGAGGAAATCTGCATCTCATCTGCCAGATTGTTCTGATTCACCACATCCCCGTTCGCTAAATGATGCTCCAGCGTTCGGATGAATTCTTCGTAGCGATCATTTTTGTTCTGCGTCTGGGTGATATTCCCCTTGACGCGGTTCCCTTCGATGCTGCCCTCGGTACGCTTCGGATCGATATCAGGGGCGAGTACGTGGATCGGATACTGGAAGAGGATGGCTTTCGGCTTCGGCGTCTTGAACTCGCGAAGGATGCAGGTACAGCAGTAAGCGACGTCGCAGCCATACTGATCCTTTTCCTCCTCTTTCAGCTCGATCGCCGTCAGGTCGATGATAGCATCCGCGTCGCGGGAGAAAACGCCCGAGCCGCTGCCGCGGTCGGTCGCCCGCTTAGCGCCCTGCGCGCCCTTGGAGTGATGGTGGCAGTAGATGACAGAGCATCCCAACTCGCGGCAGATGTAGTCGAACTGATTGCCAAAGTACGCCATATCGCTGGCGGCATTCTCGTCACCCGTGATGACCTTGTAAATAGGGTCGACGATGATCGTCTCAAGATGCATATCCTTACACCGCCGGACGATGATCTTTGCCAGTTTGTCCATCGGGAGCGCCTTGCCCCTGAGATCCCACACGATGAGATTGCTGGAGCTGGGGTGCATCGGCATCCCCTTTGCCCTATAGATGTGCTCCAGTCGGTCGATGAAAGATTTCTCGTCGATTTCCAGATTGATATAGAGGACTTTCCCCTGTCGGCATTTCCATCCCAGAAACTCGCCGCCGGACGCAATGGCAAGCGCCAGCTGCATCAGCCAGAAAGACTTCCCCGCCTTCGAGGGGCCGGTCAGTATAGCCTTGTGCCCCAGACGGAGGATGCCATCGATCAAGACAGGATTTAGAGGCGGCGGATCATCGATGACCGTATTGAGCGGGAGGAAAGGTGGCAGATCATCCTGCTGCTCCTCCGTCCATGTGAGCCATGCCAGATAGTCCTTCTGCCCCTGATTGACGCCGATCAGGAACTGCTTCTTGCCGTTCCGCGTGACGCCCGGCATACGGGACAGGCGGGACGGGTTCTTATTCTGCTCGTCGACCTTGAAGCCGTTTTTGTTGCAGATGTCATACATATGAGCGACGCGTTCATAGTATTCCTTCTGTGTCGCGGCATCGACATGGACGATGGCATGCACCGACTTCCCGCCGGAGTAGACGATGGCAGCGCATGGCAGCTGCATCTGGCGGATGAGTGCCAGCTGCTGGCCGAGAGGCAGTGTGTCCGACTCCACCAGCGCATAGCGATAATCAGTGACATTCGCATTCTTAGCCCCTTCTCCGTCCAGCGGATTGATACGGATCCACGCCCCTGCCGCTTCATTCTGCAGGCTGCCGATAGCGCTGGATATCTGCTGCGAATGCTTCAACGCCTCAACGATCTCCCCGCACGTCCGCTTACACTGGCCATTATCGACAGGCTTCCATTTCCCGTCCTTAGCCAGGAAGGAATTCACGGCCAGCCCGACATACTCATCCGGCTTGAAGAGCGCCTGCAGATAGGAGATGAGATCCCCTTTCTGGTCCCATTCCCCATCACTTGGCTCATGGAAATCTTCCGGCTCGACCGTCGATGGATCGATCAGGAAATCAGAATCCGTGAAGGTGAACCCCGTCACGGTGCGAACCGGCCCTTCATGACGCCCGGAGGGCTTCCACCCGCCTTCCTTCGCCCATTGGGTGATGACGGCGCCAGTGACTGGCTGCTCGCGGTCTTCATGGAAAGACTGCCACTTCTTGACGCATTCCCCTTCATGGAACTTCCCGCCCCTGCGGCTCCACGCTTCCCAGACAGACAGGGGATAGCCCTCCTTCTGGAGAGCCATGCCCACTTGAATCCATCGTTCATAGCTGTAGTCTGGGTCGATGAAGGCCAAGAGCGGCACTAGATCAATTTTGCTCATAGCCGTTTACCGTTCGGGCTTGTAGTACTTCTTGATGACATTGCGCGTGGTCTGCTTGCCATTCCACTCGGACGTTTCATTATTGACCTCGAAGTCCCCTTCCTGCCCTACGGCGGTCGTCCAGAGCGGGTCATCCGCGCCGCCGATGCCGTTCTCTTTAAGCGCATCACCAAGACCGATGGCATCGAAGAAGCAGGCGAATTTCCACTTCTGATTGCTCTTGTAGACCAAGTAATCTGTAAGGCGCGTCTTTGTTCCGTCTTCGTGATGGATGTCCATCAGGATGGTCTTCATGAGCGTATTATCCTTCTTCGTGAAGCTCGTCTGGCAGTCATAGACCACGAAGTGGTAACGGCCTTTTGGGATGGGGTCGAAAAGACCTCCCTTCTCCTCGAAATCATCGTCCGTAAAACTGGAAAACCCGGTAACCACCATTGCCTTTTCCTTCTCGGTATCCGGCGTAGCATTTCCAAACTGTCCAAAATTCGGCATAGTATTTTCCTCCTAAGATATAAAATTCGTAACTTAACGTGTGGAAATTGAGAAAAATCTCTCAAAATCATGATTACAAACAGAAATCGTGATTATAGACTAAAACGGAGTGCGGATGTTGTTCAGCACATAGTATTTGAATCCCGCCCATGTATTAGGCTTGATGAGTGCTTCTACATAGTCCGCAGGGATCTTTGTCAGATTCTCTGCTTTCGCTGCGGGCTCGTTGGGGTCTACTTCGCGGATAGCTTTCAGCAGCTCCCCTTCCGTGATCGGTGAAGGGTCCGCCTCCGATACTCCAAGCGCCATCAGACGCGCGAGCTCATCATACACGTTCGTGGGCGGGGCTGGCTTCGCTTCTGCGGGGTCCGTGGCCGTTTTAGGGGTGATTCCCTTCTGTGCCTTCTTCTTCGCCTGATACGCCTTTTCCATGGTGGTTTTCGGCGGTGTGACAGGACGGGTGGGGATGATGGACTGGATTTCCTTGAAGTCGAAGTCCAGAATATCTGCGAGCCCGAAGCGGTTCTTAGCGTCCGCGAACGGCGTGTGCGTCGCGCGCATTCTCCGCTGGCCGCCTGCCGCCTTTCCTTTGCCGTCTGCGCCCTGCCGGATGATGACTTTGTAGTCCGCAAAGAGCAAGAGATCCGCCCACTCTTTGAGAAGAGCCCCCAGTGAATTGTTCTTGCTCCCGGGCAGCTTCATCTCCCAGTGGTCATAGCTCCCGGTATCATCCGGGCGGGTGACCGTCCGCTGCATCGCGTGTGCCAGGAATACGACATTGAAGCCCATATTCACCAGCACCTCCGCATTGACCAAGAGCTTTGCGAATTCTTCGGCGAGGATCACATAGCCCTTGCCGTAGCCGAATTCTTCGATGCTCTTCTTGCTGCCGTTCGCCTTGCAGATGTAGGCGCTCGCCAGTTTTGCCGCCATATCCGCCGTATCGATGACGATCGTCGAATAGGGCAGCGATGGGTCGCGCTGGATCTGGTCCAGCGTGCCCATGAGAGTGGGCCAGTCCTGGATAGAGTCGATGCGATCGACATCCATCCGGCGGCTGCCGCGGTCCAGGTCGAGGAAAAGCGGCGCGGGGAAATGACTGGCGAAAGTCGTCTTCCCGATGCCTTCCACGCCGTATACCACGACCTTGACGGCACTCTGCTGGATACCCTTGTTGATGGTAAGCATATATACCTCCTATGATATATTTCTAAAAGTGAATCGCCGGATGGCTATCACTTAATAGACAGATTCTGTTTTTCCTCCAAAGACGCGCCGGGGACGGTTTCCCCTGCTTTCAGAAGCTCTTTGATAGCCAGCTTGTCCGGCTTGGTCGTGATGACCTGCTTCATGAAGCACATGGGGATCATATTCTCATCCGGGATGGATACCGTCACGGACTTCCTCCAGCGGATCTGTGCACTAGGCACATCCGCCTTCTTGCCCGCTTCCAGATGCATGGCCAGATAGGTTTTAAGGCTCTCCAGCTTCTTCTGCGCCGACACAGCTCTCGCCGTCAGCTTGTCTACTTCTTCTTTGTACTGCTCGATATCCGACTGGAGATTCTTGATATACCGGCAGATGTTATCCACCTTGGCCCATTTCTCCATCTCGAGGTCATCCAGTGCTTTTGCATCCAGTACTTCCCCGGTGCTGCCGTCTACGGCAGTGCCTTCCGGAGTGACAAAGATATTGGCCAGCCTTTCGTCGATTTCATATAACGTCGCCATTTCTCCTCCTATTTTTATGGTATGAATCCACCACATTGATAACTTCCCAATAAACATCACTCGGCATTTTTGTGGGCGGCATCTGTGCCGGAAGGTCCAGCAGGTCCTCCGCCACATCCACCAGCTCTGCGAGCGTATCCAGCTCTTCCTCTGAGCAATCCTCAAGGAACGGCCAGTCCTTCTCACAAAGCTCGATCATCATGTCCCATTCGAGAGAAGACGCCAAATCAATCATCTGCTGCTTGTCTCCCATCTGCTGTTCGATGGTGCTAAACATCAGCTGCAGATGCTTCGCCAGCGCGGCTGCGTCTCTCAGAGGGTACCGCTTCATCCTGCGACTGATGTTTTCTTGGATCATGCGGCATCGCTTGCAGCATGTGCCCTGTTTCTTGCTATCGCGCGAATTGTAGTAGGTCTTACCGCAGATCCGGCACTGATGCGGATACATCCGCTTCGGCTTCGTGTTCAATCGGCTCGCCTCCCAACCAGTCATCCCATGCGTCATCCGCGTGCTCCATCTCGTATTCTTCCCGTTCAAGGCGGCGGCGGGCGGCTTCTTCATCGAAGAAGCCAATGCCGCACACCATGTGATTTTCAAGCTCTGCCATGATTTCTCCATTTCTGGTATAATAGAGGCAGGAATGCCTCAAAACCTTCCTGCCCGAGCCTTAGCAGTAGCCGCTGCCAAGGCTCTTTTTCTTTACTCTTTCACCTGCAGCTCAATGACCTGCCTCTCGCCATTGCCATCTTTCAGATCCTCGGTGTTCGCGAAGATCCCGGTGACGACCAGAGGCGGGACAGGTTCTTCTTCGTTGATAGCGCTCTTGTACCCGAAGAAATAATCGTCGCCATCCTCATTGAACACGTGGACAGGCTGATCTTCCATGAGGAGCTCGAGCGCCTGTTCCAGGGTGACTTCGTCTTTCATTTAGTTGCTCCCTCCATCCACGAACGGTCGGTACTTCGACCGTTCGTGTCACAATAGGTCCCTCTTTTCTCTTCGGATGAGGCTCCCTAAGCTCATGCCGCCGGACATGCCGATTTCGCCTTTTCTATGCTTGTTACTCTTTGAGGTGTTGTGCTTCCAGTATTTCTTCTCGCAGAGGCTGCAGCAGAAGACGGTCCTCTTATCTGTTCTTTCCCAGACAAGGACTTCATGCCCACACTCTTTACAGGAAAAGGCGCGAATAATCGCCATGCCTTTTGGCGGATCAGGATGCTTATTTTCTTTTGCTTTCCTGTTGTGCTTTTTACAGCACCTGTAGGAGCAATACTTCTGGCTTGTACTGCCGACAAATGATTTCCCGCACTCGGGACAGATCTTACTCATTTTTCCCCCCTCTTCTTTCAGATTCTCTTTCTTCACTGAGCTTCAGATTCCCTTTGAATCCTTCATAGCCTTCGTTCCCCTCTGTATCGAAGACGTAGATCCACTGGTCTTCCATGGGAATGAGTACCAAGATATCGTTCAGCGTTGTCATTGTGCCACCGCCATAAGGAGTGTGTATGCCGCGGCGCACACCAGCGTCAGCGGATAGATCGCCACTTCCTTCCAGAACCTCTTGCGTGCGGCGCTAGGATCGTATTTCTTCGTGGCTACTTGAGAGGCGAGAGCCGCGGTTCTCGCCTCTTCTTGCTCGCGGGCCTCCATCATCTGGTGGACGATTTCTACTGCTTCTGCACTACTCATATTTATTCATCTCCCTGACCTCCGTGACCACACGAGCTGCCATTGAAAGCGCATCCCATATGTAGGTTTCCTTCAAAGAACGTATTCACAAGCTAGATTCCGTAGCACTCCCGGTAGTTGCCAAAGTTGCAGAGTCCATTGTGCTGAAAGCTTTAGGACTATAGGGAATGGTATTTCTCTCAATCAATTCCATAGCTTCTTTAAATACCGACTGTGCCAGCACAATCGGTATTTTGTTTTCATGGAGCACCCGGACCACTTCTATGGCCGCCTTTCTGATATCTGTTCCTTCCATATCAGCGCTACTCATATTTGCTCTCCTCCCTGATTTCGGTAACCACTCTGGAGGCCGCCATGTATCCGGCAGCTTTCCCCTCGTAGATACGCGCCATCATGTCCTTTGCACACAACCGTGCACTTCCCGCTAGATTCATATTGCGGGCTGCTTCGTGGCGCAATAAATGTGCCAGGGTTTCGATCAGCGCCTTCGCCTCCACCAACTGCATGGCAACGGCGAGGGCGTCAGCCTTGCCTACCAAGTAGTCGCCGACATAGGTATCTTTGCACGCGACCTGCTCGACGCCGGCATCCGCGCGAAGCGCACCCAACTGAGCGAGAATTTCTTCTCTCATTGCTTTTTCTTTCATTTCATTCCTCCTTTAGGTCGTCTCCATGGCCTTCTCCTCATTCTGTCTGGCTCGCCAGACAGAAATCCTTGTCCCTTCCTTCGCCTTTTTCAAAGCTTCTAGGAAGGTCCCCGGTCTATCTTTCAGCCCTTCGCGTGCCTTCCGCTCGAGGAAGGCGTCCATGTCTTTGGGGTTGAACATGAACCGCTGGCCAATCCTAAAGCAGGGGATTTCCCCTGCCCTGCAGTACCTGCGAATGGTACTTACTGGGAGATCGTGGGTCTCCGCGTATTCCTTCGCGGAGATCCACCTTTTTTCTTTGCCCATGATGGCACCTCCTAATGGTTACCTAAGCTCCGGGATCTGTCGCAGAATGTCCCAAAGCGCCGTGTGCGGGGCGTCCATAGAGATGTTCGCCCATCTCTCACCCCATTCGAATGTCGCCTTGACCATGCAGTCGCTGGCACCACGCTCGACGATTTCCAGCGACCACAACGGTACACCTGCTACTTGTAACGACTGGCAGAGCAGCTCGACCGCATCTGCGCGGGCTTTCTTCTCTTTGGCGATTCTCTCGCTCCATTCTTTGTTTGTCATGGTTGGTCCTCCTCTTGTTCAGATTTCCTGAACTTTATGGGTAAAAAAATATAAAGAAATCTGTGTTGCGGGAATTCCTAAGGTGGCACAAGAACGCGCAATTTCGTCCTGAGTAAACCCGGTGATATTATTAAGCCTAGCGCTAAGAGCGGCTGGACTAATCCCGATAGCCTGTGCAAAACGTTCTTGCGTTCCAAACACTTCCGCGATTTTCCCTTTCAGCTTACTATAACTATATTTCATGGCTCACCTCCCTTCTGCTGTTCAGCTTTTCTGAATTGATATTATCACGTGTGAATTTTGTTGTCAATAATATTTTTCAGATTTCCTGAATTTAATATTGATTTCCTGAATTTTATCATATAGAATGATATTAAAGCAGTTTATAAACGGGATTCTTTTTTGAGGTGATATTATGCAAAACTCTACATTTTCCAAGCGGTTAGCTGAAGCAATGAGCATCAGAGAAATGACGCAGACCGATCTTCATGAACGAACGGGCATCAATAAATCTTCAATTAGCACGTATCTTCGAGGAGATTATAAGGCAAAGCAGGATAAAGTTGATTTATTGTCTACGGCATTAAACGTTTCTCCTGCTTGGTTAATGGGTTATGACGTCCCTATGGTTCCTGGCACAAAATCTGAAGAGAGAAATTACGACATTTCTTCTCTCAAAAACATTGTCCCCATCGAGAGGCGCATGGTCCCCATTATCGGACAGATCGCCGCCGGAAAGCCAATACTGGCTGATGAGCATATAGAAGCCTTTCTGCCCTGCGATACTGGCGTACACGCAGACTTCGGCCTCGTGGTAAGCGGGGACAGCATGATAGGCGCCGACATCCATGACGGTGACGTTGTATTCATCCGCAGCCAGCCCATCGTGGATGACGGCCAGATCGCCGCCGTCCGTATCGACGACGACGCCACCCTGAAGCGCTTCTACAAAAATCCAGACGGAGACGGCTGCACCCTCGTGTCCATGAACCCCAAGTACCCTCCCATGGTGTTCAATTCCGGGAATTGTGACTCCATCCAGATCATCGGGCTGGCAGTGGCGAAGTATTCAGTGATCAAACAGTGAGAAAGGGTATTTGACATGACAAAAGATATTGAATCTATCGATGAATCCTTATTTGAATCCATTAAGCATATCAATGAGTATGGCATGGAATATTGGACAGCTAGAGAGCTGATGCCAGTACTGGAATATAAGCAATGGCGTCAATTTTCCGATGCAATAGACCGTGCAAAGAAAGCCTGCGAAACGAGTGGTAATCGTGTATTTGACTATTTTGCGGACGCCCGCAAAATAGTCAAAACTGGCGTGGCTACTAAAGAAATCGAAGATTATCATCTCTCTCGGTATGCTTGTTATCTTATCGCAATGAATGGGGATCCCCGAAAGAAAGCCATCGCTATGGCTCAGTCTTATTTCGCAATCAAAACTCGCCAGCAGGAGCTTTCGGAGAATTTTGAGAAGCTGTCTGAAGAGCAGAAGCGACTGGCTATTCGTGGAGAATTGAAACATCATAATAAGTCTCTCGCCGATGCCGCCCATGAGGCAGGGGTAGAGACTTCTCGCGACTATGCTATATTTCAAAACTTCGGCTATATGGGATTATATGGCGGTCTCAAGGCACAGGATATCGCTAAACGCAAAGGGCTGAAGAAAGGACAGGCTATCCTTGACCATATGGGCAGCACGGAACTGGCTGCGAATCTCTTCCGCGCCACGCAGACCGACGAGAAGCTGCGCCGTGACCATGTGAAAGGGAAAGCTGCCGCTAATACAACTCACTTCGCTGTCGGCAAGAAGGTTCGCGAAACAATCAAAGAACTCGGCGGTACCATGCCAGAGGATTTACCGACTCCTGATAAAAGTATCAAGCAGATTGAAAAGGAGAAGAAGAAGTTATTGAAAAATCCTAAGCATTAAAATAAACCATTTTCGTGACCTCACGAAAATGGTCTAGGTGTGAGTAGTTGCAAATTTTGCAACAACTGCCTCGGATACCTTTATTTCCATAGGTGAAAAAAGTATTTCCTGTATAGGGGAATTGAATAAAAGGGTATTCTGAACGAAAGGAATGTGATATTTTGAAACAGTTATTATCCACTCAAGATTTAATAATGCATATGAAGAACAAAGGCATACAGTTTAATATTACGAATGAGCAAAGTGCCTCTGAATATTTAGAGCATAATAATTACTTCTTCAAGCTGGCATCCTACCGCAATAATTATACCAAACGCCAAAGGGGACAGTTTGCAGGACAATATGAAAACCTTGAATTTGCCTATTTGAAGGAACTTGCTATCATTGATATGCATCTTCGCTATTTGATTTTACAGATGTGCCTAGATATTGAACATCATATCAAGCTACTCCTTATTAAGGATATTGCAGATAATCCTTATGAAGACGGCTATACGCTTATCAATAAGTTCGATCCTTCTAAGGATATCCGGGAGAATTTACTAAAACAAGCTAATAGTAGTTATGCTAGTGATTTGATATATAAGTATAAGCAGTCGTCAGATTATCCGATTTATGCATTTTGTGAATTGATTAGTTTTGGTGAGCTTATCAAATTGTATAATTTTTATTCTAAGATGTACCCAACGAGGAACACTCTCCCAAAATCCAATTTGCTTTATCCTATCCGTAATTTGCGAAATGCTTCTGCTCACAGCAACTGCCTTATATATAAACTTCATGGAGCGAAGCATACATCGGTTAAAGATATTAATCATGTGATTTCACAAATTCCAACTATTTCGACTTCTTCCAGGCTGAAGTATTTATCTATCCGCCCTATCCATGATTTTGCCGTATTGCTATATTGGTACACTTCCAATGTCAAGAGTGACGGTCTCCTAAGAAAGCGAAAACGTGGCCTTTATCGGTTATTCTTCCAAAGAATGCGTGAGCATAAAGAATATTTCTCTTCTAACCAATACATATACAACGCATATCGCTTTTGTGCAAAAATGGTTATTTACTTTTTCAAAGATTATTGACAGGACCCCTATACAAATGTATAATGTAAATACATTGAAAACGATTTAGTCGTTTTGCAGGGGACGTGTTACGACATGTTCCCAATTTTTCGTTTATAAGAGGTCTCTGCCATAGAGACCTCTTTTTTTATACTTTGAGACGAAACTACGAAATCGGACATGCTCGGCCACGCTCGGACGCTTTCGGAGAGCGCAATTTTTCCTATTTTTCCTACGGTTTCCTATTTCATCTAATTTAGTTCCAAAATTGGCCGTTTTTGAAACTAAAGGCTCTCTGATTCATCGCTTAGTTTCAAATTCCCCACTTTTTGAAACTAAAGACATGCTGACAAGGTGGCGTGAGCGCGCAAGAGGACAGGCGTGAACTCGCTCGCCTTCTTCACGCCTGCAAATGACCGGCAAATAAAAAAGCGCGGTTTTACCGCACTTCCCCCCGTGTGGATCTGCACCTCTGCAAGTTGCCTGCAAGTGAGATCCCTCCATTTTCGTGAGGTCACGGAAATGGTTGACATATCGCTAGCAGCTGTTGCAAATTCTGCAACGGTTCCCCCCCCATTTTGCAAAGGTCGGCAAAATGGCAATACATTTATTTTGATAGGGGGAATAAAGACATTTCTGGGATGCAGCAATTGGACAAAGGTATTCTATAGAAAGGAAGGGTTATCATGAGACGCCCCAATGGGCAAGGGTCCATTTACTACGAGAAATCAAAGAAAAGATACGCCGCCTCTTTCATCACCCCAGAGGGAAGGCGCATCGTGAAGCGGTTCTCCACCACTGAAGAGGCGGAGAACTGGCTAGAGGATAACCGCTATAGCATCCGCCACAACACTTTCGTGACGCCTTCAGGCATGCGCACAGGGGCATGGATCCTGCAATACATCGACACCTACAAGAAGAATGTAAGACCTCGCACGCTGTCCTTGTATTTCGCTATTTTGGAAAAAATAGAGCCCATCGCCGACATTCCCCTACAGAAACTCACGGGGATGGACGTGCAAGCCTTGATCAATTCCCTTGATGGGAAAATTTCTACATCGTATATCAAAAAGATCTACGAGCTTCTTAACATGGCCATTAAAAAAGCCGTGGCTCTGGACATCTTAGCAAAGAACCCTATAGGCACCGTAGAACGTCCCAAGGTGACGCAGAAGAAAATACAGATTTTCACCATTGATGAAATCCACCAGATACTTGCCTATGCCAAAGAACGGCACCGGGATAGGCTCTATATGGAAATCCTAGTGGCTACTTACACCGGGCTGCGCATCGGTGAACTGCTGGCACTCACATGGAACGATATCACCCCCGCATTTATCCATATCACCAAGACACTAGGCCAGGATGGGCACGGGGTCATATATGTCCAAAACGCCACCAAAACCTCCCACTCCCGCAGGGATGTGTCTATTCCCCTATCACTCTACGAGACGCTGAAAGAATGGCAGGAAAGCACCAGAGCCCACGGCGGACTGGTTTTCAAAGCGAAGAATGGGAATTTCCTGTTCCCCAGCAATGAAAGGATCGCCTTTCAAGGCATCCAAAAAGGCTTGGGAATTTCCCCTGTTCGCAGCTTCCACGCGCTGCGCCACACCCACGCCAGCCAGCTGCTAGCCAATGGCGTCCCCATTGCTGAAGTGTCTAAGCGTTTAGGTCATGCATCTCCTGCCATTACATTGACCACCTATACCTCTTGGATACCAGGAAACGACGAAAAAGTCGCCAATGATGTAGAGAGGATTTTTAGATAA